TTTATAACCAAGAAACTATATCAGGAGTGATGGCACGTTATGGTATGACATATACAGATGAGAGTAAATCTGGTAACATTGTCCCCTGGCGAAGACTCCCCGAAATTTCCTTCCTTAAGCGTAAATTTGTTAGGCGTGGGTTTTGGTATGACGCCCCGCTTGATCCAGTGAGCCTCAAAGAGATGGTTCAATGGACACGTCGTTGTGTAGACGTGGGTGCTGCAACTGCCGAGAATGTCGAGCAGGCAGCCCTCGAGTGGGCGTTGCATGGTAAGGAAGAGTTTGATAGGCAGACTATTGCATTACGTCAAGCCTGTCAACTTTACTTACCTAGGGAAAACCAACCTTTTATCATGACATATGACGAATATCTAAATATTTTAGATGGTCATAAGCGTGCTTAGAGGCTGGTGTGTGACCTGTTCCGCAGGGTATCCCGTTATTGAAAGAGTGAGCTTAGAAACCACTTGAATAGAGAAGGGACCCATGGAATGGGCAAACGTTGTGGCGTTAACGTTAATATTTCGCTAGTCGTGACGCAGACTTTAAATGTTTCCTCCTTCACAAAGAGTAATCTTGTGCGGACCAGGAAGAACCGTGATCTTCCACCCCAAATCCAAGAATAGGGCTCTCATTATCACAACTGCCGGATGAGAGCAGCAAATCCTGAATCTTGGTGGAGCGATGCCCTACAAGTGGAATAGAATTCACTTAGTGAACTTGTTCACTGAGAGAACTCTTAGTACCTTGTACGGATAGTTCCGGTCGAGGAGTTTTTACTCCTATTCCCAGATTGTGTGCGACCATAAATAAAGGCTAACTGGGCGGCGAGCTGAGAATCGAATAGTAGGTCGATTTTCAATGCTATATATTTCTACTGCTACACTAACAGATACAACTACAACAGACTCTTTTGAGTCAACACAAGCTGTGACTTCTGCACCTTCAGTGCAGACGTCTTCAGCTAACACCACAAACAATACTGTTACCGAACACATGCCTTCCGATGGATATGATGCGCAGCAAACGTATCTATTCAAAGACGATGCCCCTGTTGTTAAAGCAGGTCTACTCGATGTCAGAACGGACCCGGATCTATTATCTAGTATGGTAGAATCGAGTCCCCATGAAATAGCAGACTTCTTGTCTCGGCCTTTTAAGGTTGCCGCTATTACATGGGATCCCTCTGACCCCCGGGTAGCAGAACGTCCCACTTCATATGGAGAATCTGCCGTAAATTGGTCCGTGTCATTCCCCGATGCTCTCTTCAGTCAAGAAGAAGTTCTCGAGAAGCTCTCACGCTATGCCTTCTTTCGAGCAGACATATGTATGAGAATCATGGCCAATGGTACTCCTATGCAGCAAGGAAAGCTGTGGTGTTGGTACAGTCCTAGTGAGGCTGAGGTTTCTCAGGCTCGAGTATTTGCTAGTCAACATCTGTCCGGCATAACGGGTTTCCCTGGTGGGGAGCTTGATGTGTCGGCTGGAAATGTTGTTGAGCTGCGAATGCCTTATGTGTCCCAGTATCCCTTTATCAATATGGTAAGGAATACTGGAACCATGGGGAATTTGCATCTCTCAGTAATTAACCCTGTCACGATGGTTCCGATCGACGTGACTGTTTATGCTTGGTTTGAGAACGTTCGCTTGTGTACTCCGACGGTTGCTACCCAATCAATCGGAAGATCTACACGAGTGGCCGCGTTGAAGCGTGAGCTCAGAAGACTTGAAGAACCTGTAGCACAAGGAATGGTTTCTGATATCAGGAACTGTTTCAAGTGTGGCGGGGGTTCTGTCTGATGTTCCAGTCTTGGGAACGATAGCGAAACCGCTGAGTTGGATATCTTCACTAGTGCATCAAGTATCTAGTGCACTTGGGTTTTCAAAACCCGGAGAGATAACCAGACCAGTGATTTTCGCTAGCGTTCCCGCTGCTGGGTTTACAAATACTGATATGGCTGATAATTCCGTAGCTCTCTCATCTACTACCCATCCTGGGATAGGCCCTTCAAAAGGTCTTTTTGGGACGGAGTTGGATGAAATGGATATAGGATATATCACCAAGAAATCGTGTTTGTTGACTCAGTTTGAGTGGGACATTGCACAGAATCCGGGAGTGGAGCTTAG